CTAAGGGACAATTTCCGAAATTTTTTTTTCAATTTTTTTTACTAAAAGCTTCATCTGCTCCAATTCCTCTGTTTTTCTCAATATTTTTTCCTGCAAGGTAAAGTTATTTTCCTCTGCCTGTGCGGCTCGCACCCACCTCTTTAGGCTCTTCTCGCGTGATACGATGTTACTGCGTAGGGTGTGCAGGCGTTGCACAAGTTGTACAGGAGAAAGGTGCTGTAGTTTATTTGGCAAACCTCCTTCTGTCTCATCCAAAGGGGAAACAGAGGTAAGTATACGCTTATACTTCGTCCAGTGATTGAGTACGGCATCGCAAGCGTCCATCTCTTCAAAGAGTTGCCACAGCTGTTGTTGCAGGTTGCGGGCTTTTTCCTCCTCCTTGGCAGGTAAGGCGTTTAGAACGAGCTTCAGCGAACAGGCTCGTAGCCAATGGGTTTTCTTAGCGAGGTAAACGGGGTGCAAGGCTGGGGGAAAATCAACTATGAGAGGAGTGTTTTCTTCTTTTGGCTGAGTTGTAGAGCTATTCTGACTTCCCTGCGTATCTTCTAATTTACTAATTCCCGAATTTGCTAATTTGTTCATCTCCCTTCTCAGCTTTGCCTCATTCTCGAGGGAGTAAATGCGAGAAACGCCTTGAAGATTGCCTCCAAGGCGTTCAAAATTGCTGAGTAAACGCTTGTATTGTTCGCGGTAATTAATCACGTTTTTCCTTTTGTACGGGCGAATTGCTATTCGCTTCTACTTTCTTTAATGCCAACGCTTTCTCCAAGATAGGGACATCTGGTGGATATTGGGTTTTCTTCTTTTCGATGAGCTTTTGCAAAGTCTCGAAACTGGCATTCTTTAACAGTTCGACAGCAGCTTCTTCCAAGGCTAAGTATGGGAAGCCTTTAAGATAAAGAATCTTAGCGTTGTGAGGTATTCTGCTTAAGTCGATTACTTGCAAGCCTCCTCCTAACTCTCTGTCTTGTGTAAAGTAAGCCTTACCGTCAGGGAGTAGGCTTTTAAAATATGTGTCTACTCCCTTTTCTGTTTCTTTCAAATCGCCTGTGCTACTTGCACTAAGCTTCTGCGATAACTCCTGCATACTTGTACAATTTAGAGTTACATATCAGCTTGAGGGTAATACCGCTGTCGTCTTCGGCTTTTTTGCCTGTAGTAGCTTCAGCACTCTCCATAAATGCACCATTAATTTTGGTGCCTATTACCCAAAGCGTACCTTGAGCATCAGGAACGACAAAAGTCATCGGTACATTCTTGTAGCGACTTATAAAGTCGAGAGGTTCCGCATTAAAGCGCGGTATCTTAAACTCAAATTCTATCTTCGCTTTCTTATTACCTGCATTACCTACAAGAGTAGTTTTGAGCTCTCCTTCGTCAATCTGCACGTCAATTCCCTTCCATTTCTTATCAGTAAGCAAGGTAAAATTGCCGTCTTCAATCGTGTTGGCTTTGCCGAGTTCGCCTGTATTGGCAGGCAAGATGCATTTATCAAGGAACGCCGTAGGGGCGTAGAAAACACGGGTACTGATGCCTCCGCTCACTTCGTCGTTAGGACAAGCGTCGAGGCTTTCGTGGGGTACGTTATCGAAACAATTTTTTGCCATTTTTTTAAATTTTAAAGTTTAACAATTAGGGGTGAGCGACCGCCAATGAGTTGCAAGAGCAAATCCCCATCTTTAGCAATTTGTTCTTGAGTGAGTGCTTCACTACCAATAAGGAGCATTTTAGGAGCGTCGTCAGCAAACTTATAGTGTACTTCACGAAACTCAAATTCTACTCCTTCTTGTGGAGTTTCTTCCTGAGACTCTTCAGTAACTTGTGCAGTAAGAGCTTCTTCTCGCTCGTCGAGTTGTGATTCACGCTCAGCGAGTCTTAATTCGCGCTCTGTAAGACGTGACTCATATTCATTAAGAAATTCTTCGCGTGCGTTAAGAGCTTGTTCTCTCTCGTTGTCAATATTAGGCGAATTGTCATTCGCCATTACGGGGGTTTCTTTTTCTTTTGCCATAATAGTCAATTTTGAAAATTTTGAGAATTAGAAAATTAGCAAATTTACTCATCTGCTAATTTTCTAATTAATTACGCTTCCAATCCTTGTTCTTCAGGATAGTACAACTCATTGAGGTCTTTGTTATTCAAGCCTCGCTTCTTAGTACCATCTGGGGTGTACACATAAGTAAGCTCATTGATAGCAAAGTCATACCCTAAGGTAAATTCACCCAAAATGTTCAAGATACGTTTATCTACTTGTACATCGGTGATAGTTGCAGGATTGTCGATAATATCAACCATCTTTACAAAACCATTTTCAACTGTTGATACAATTGTACCGTCTTTGAGGTTAGGGATAGCCACGATTTGGCGTTTGCCCAAGCGTGTTTTGAGCGCATTGTCTTGGAACTTGTTTTGCCCAAACTTGTCTTCGTAGGCAATTTGGTAGTTCTCGGCATCATTCACACTCATAAAGATTTTTGTCACTTGGTTTTTGGCTACCGCAGGCAAATCACGCTCGTAAGCGGTTACTACATCGATGATGTTAGTGCTGGTAATCGCATCGGCAGGAATGAGGAAGTAAGGGTTTTCGGTATTCTTCAATCCTTTAGCGATGATTTCGTTAAGCCCGTCCATAGAAGTGCCAAACTCAGGGGTGGCAAGTCCTATCTTAGAAGCATCGTACTTACCAGTAACCGACAAAATGTTTACATCGGAGATGATTTTTTTCAAAAGCAAATCAATAGCGTGTTTAGAGATTGATTTATCTTTTAAATTCTTACCTTCGTCGTACATTTCCTCAAGCACTGTACCGAGTATTTCGGCAGGATCGAGTTCAAAATCCACTTTTTGATGAAAGTTTTTCATTATTTTTTTGCGGAATTGCAATTCGCCGTAGGGAGTCCACTTTTTAGAATTGAAACCCTGTACTACGTGCCCTATGAGAGAATGCAACGATACGTATTCGCCTCTCACCTTGGTGAGGGTACGAGAGTGTGCGTTGAGCAAAATCTCTTTAGACAATATTGCAACTTGCAATAGTTTAGGCTTGGTGCTGATGTAGCGAAGTAGTTCATTTTTGATTTGATCTACATTCATTGTTTTTTCTTGTGGCATAATGTTAAATTTCGTTTAAAAATTTGTTGTGAGCATCGTTAGGGTCTAAGTACCCGTCAATAAGTCCGTTGTTGTCGGCAGACTCTTTGCCGTCATTCGCTGGGAGAGAATGGGAAGGGCGTTCGTTCAATTCTTTCTGCAACTTTTCAGTCTCGGCAGTAAGTGCCGTTACTTGCGCGGTCAGAGCTTCTTTCTCGGCAGTAAGGGTAGCCTTTTCAGCCGAGAGCGTTTCATTGTCGGATTTGAGAATTGCCATTAGTTGCTCAAGACTCGTATTGTCGGCAGCGTTTTCAGCAGCCTCAAGAGCTGCTTCAATTTTGTCGAGCTGCGATTCTTTAAGTTCAGTAAAGTGTTCGCCCCCTAAGAGAGGTTTCTTAAGGTCGAGACTTGTAAGAGCCAATAGGGCAGTGATCTTTGAGTGTTTCATTTTTTTAATTCTTAATTTATTAATTGACGAATGATTTCGTCGAGAGTCATTATTTCATCTATAAGTCCGAGTTCTTTGGCTTTCTCAGGCATATATACATCACCTTTGAATACTGCTTCATTTACTTCGGTTCGAAAAGCTCTAACATCGCTCAAAAAACGGGCATTAAAGTCAGATAAGTTTTGTAATACATCTTTGTCATCGCCTGCTTTAAGGGCACGCCAAGCTTTGTTTTTCTCCGTGCTTTCGGGAGCGTAGAGTTCGTAAATTTTTGCACCATACTTTTCTAAGAGAGGGGCAAAATCCTGTGCGCTGAGCATCGTTCCTATGCTACCAATACACTCGGCAAATGGCGCAGCTACTACCTTGTCGCACGCACTTCCAATCCAATAGGCTGCACTGCACATATACCCGCCTGTATAGGCAATGGTAGGCTTCTGCATAGAGCGAATGGTGTGAGCAAGCTCCTGAGTACCGCTCACCATACCGCCCCCGCTATCGATATCTAAAACGATAGCGGTTACGGAAGGATGAGAATCTAAAGATTTTAAGAGATAACTAATATATTGAGTGCCGATGTAGCCGTAGGAGGTGTATTTAACAATGGGAGTTTTTAAATCTACAATCACGGGGAAAAACTTGCGCCCATACTGTAGTGAGGCATTACGCTCCTGAAAATCCCATTGATAGACTTCCTCATACCAATGAGAGCTCTCAAAGCCTCCCTTGCGGAAGGCTAAGAGGAGCTCGGGGAGCTTCTGAACTAAATAATTATGATTAATAGAAAAGAACATATTTAGATAACAGATTTACGAGGCAAAATTATTTCAATGGAGGCATAAAGAAAAGGACACGGAACTTCTCGGTAACCTTGCTGATATTTGGAAAAATAATGGTTTGCCCTGTAAGGGTTACTACATAGGTGTCGGCTCCTTTGCCATTGTCGGTAATATTGTCGTCTACGGTGAGGGTAAAGGGTTCTCGGGCGTTACCTACTATCAGCATTTCTTGTTGCGAGACGAGTGCTACTACATACTTGCGTTGTTTGTGAAAGCTGATAATCTTCTTGCGTGTTTCTTTAGATAAGTCATAGATAGGTAATGACACCTGTACATCGAAATAATCGTTGTGATTTTGTTGCTTGATACTCACCTTACGGTTGTAAGGAGAGGGGTTATGCAAGTCGATACGCAACAAATAGCTGTTCACATCGGGGGTGAGCGCACGAAGGTTCTGATTGAAGCTGAAAGAAGCAGCATCAAAGAGAAGCACGTGTGAGATTTCTCGAGTAAAGGGTTCGGGAATATTACAGATATCTATCATAATTAACAGATTATACTGCAAAAGTAGGCGGTTAATGAAAAGTGTGAAAGGACTTTTTTAGGTAAGAGAAAAGAAGTAAGAGGTAATAGGAGGCGTTGTATAATAGTGAAATGCGAGGTATAGGCAGTATGTTGTCTGTATGTGAGCAGTAGTAGCGCTTGTAGGGAAGTATGAGGTAAAGATTTAATGAAGTGAAAAGCAGAAAATAAAAGGTAAAACATTGAAAAACAACATTTTACCTTTTATCCTTTATTAATTATTCATTAAGGGACAACTTTCGAATTTTTTTTATTATAATTTTTCTATATTTCTCAGTTTTTCGAGATAGAAATCACGAATTCGTTGAAAATCTTGCTCAGTAAACTTGTTGTCTCGCAAGCGCAACCGCTTGTGCGTCGCAGTCGATACGCCCTTCTGTATCGCACGTGCTACCTTGCTATCGGATATCTCCAACAGCTGAATGATGTATATTACTTTCTCGTGTGCTGTCATAATTATTCTTGTGTTATCATATTAGTATTATACCATTCCCACGCTTCATCTAAGAATTGTGTTTCAGAAATAGCAGGGGCTAATTCCCCTCCTGTTACTATTACGTTATTCTGAATTATTATGAGTTTGAACTTCTCATATTCATTGAATACATATAACTTCTGAGGCTTATCCTTTAACTCTCTGTTAAGAACTATCTGCTGTGTACGCTCTCTAATTACCAATATCAGAGATAAGTAGAGAGGTGAGTAGATAAAGTGAAATTTATTAGGTAAATGCTCAGGCTCGGGCTGTAATGCCAATAAAAACTTTGGCATTTTGAATTCAAAAAGTTTGTTATTATCCATATTATTTTGTATCTTTGCACCCTCATTTCTAAGGGTTGTTTAAATCGTTAGAATTGTTTTAATTTTACAAGTAAGCCCCTAACACTACATTAGGGGCTTTTAATTTATCTAATAAAGCGATACTTAGGCAAGAAATTGCGACTGCCCCCTACTTTGAATTTACTAACCATTTCGCCATAATAGTTAATAGGTTCATCAAGGCTAATTGTGGTAACATTGCGCCCATTGTAATCGTATTGGTGCGCACTGTAACCTACTGACATATTGGGTAATCGCCATACCCCCCAATTCATAGAGTTAAGGTATTTCAATATTCTTCTGAGGTTATCTACATTAGCCTTGAATACTTTACCTTCTTTAATTTCATTTTCGAGAGTGCGAAAATCAGCTTCTAAATCTTGCTCTTCTTTCTCATTCTGAATTTTCTTTGCTTCGTGTTTTCTCTTGCAAAAATTGCAGAATTTAGTGTACGCTTCATTCAGATTTTCATTGGTAATTTCACCATCTACATCAATGAATGTTAAAAAGTATGGTTTTTCGGTGAAATTTTGTTCCTCTACCTTTTCATAAGGCACTTCATTAACTTGTGGGTAACCTTGCTCTTTCTTTTTGAAAGTAACATTACCTGCTACAATATAGGTGTAGCGCTTTGTGGTGTAAAATTCTATTTTCATCGTTCTAAATGTTTTAAACGTTAATACTTATTTTAAATTTACAAATTCGGTTGCACTCTCTAATGTGAATTTTTTAGAATAAAATTCTTTTGAGTATTTTTTGTTTTTCTTTACGAAAGCGTAATAATCTTTCAAAAGTTTTTTGCTTGATTTCACAAAGTCTAACACTTCTTGACTTGCTTCTTTGTTAGCGTTAAGTTTAGCTTTACTTGCTGCTGCTTTGGCTTCTGCTCTTCTTTCTTCAACTTCTAATTCTGCTTGTAACTTAGCAACGTATTCAGCATTCTTCTGTAATTCGTAAGCAATTACCCACATTTGCTTTTCGGAAAAAAAATCTCTTAAATTTTCAGAAATAATTTTGTGAGCTAATGATGATGTAGGTAAGTATGCCATTAATTTACTTTTGAAAGAATTAGCAACTTGGCGATTCATCTCTTCTACAAAACTACCAATAGAGCTGACAGTTGATACACTTGGGTTGATGTAAGATACTTGGTTGTAGATGTCTTTAACTGTAACTTTCATTTTCTTTGAGTTTTTAATGTTAATAATTGTTCTTATTTTAATTTTACGCTGCAAAGATACTGTAAGCGTTTTAATTACGCAAGTATTTTACTTATTTTTTTTATTTTATTT